GACTTCCAATCGGTGGGTGCCATCTTGGCCAACCACCTATCGTCCAAGATTGCATCGCTGCTGTTCCCCTCAACCCAATCGTTCTTCCGACTGGACGCCGCGGTAAACACCGACGTTATGGCCAGTGCCCTAGCTGTGGATACGAACGAGCTGGCCTCTGGGCTGGCTACGCTGGAGAACACGGCGTACCGCCGCATCTTCCTGCGTTCGTCGTACCACCAGATCGTGCACACCATGAAGCTGCTGGTATGCACCGGGAACGCGCTGCTGTACCGGGACAGCCAGAACACGAACATGCACGCTTACAGCCTCCGGCAGTACGCCGTGCTGCGCGATGGTTCGGGCAAGGTGTTGGACATCATCCTGAAAGAGCGCACCACGGTCGACCAGCTTCCAGAGGCGCTGCGTAACACCTACTTCGCAGGTCGTGAGGAATTCGACAGTGTGTGCCTGTGGACCCGCGTCAAGCGCGAGCGCCGCAATGTCACTGACGTGTTCATTGTAACGCAGCAGGCAGACACGCACCAGCTGGATGTCCGCGAGGAATACCCCGAGGCAGTCTGCCCGTACATCCCCGTGACCTGGAACCTCGTGACCGGTGAGAACTACGGCCGTGGCCTCGTCGAGGACTACGCTGGCGACTTCGCTAAGCTGTCCGAACTGTCCGAGGCACTGGCCCTGTACGAGATCGAGGCCTGCCGTGTGCTGCACTTGGCCGCCCCCGGCTCAGGTGGAGACGTGGATGCCATGGCCGAGGAGGAGTCTGGTGCATGGGTATCCGCGGATCCTGGCAAGGTTGCGGCGTACGAGGCCGGTGATTACCAGAAGATCGTGGCCCTGACCGCAGACCTTCAGCAGATGTTCCAACGGCTGGCGCCCGCCTTCATGTACGGCGGGAACGTCCGTGACGCTGAGCGAGTAACTGCCGAGGAGATCCGGACGCAGGCCGAGGAAGCCAACCAGTCGCTAGGCGGCGTGTACAGTGTGATTGCAGACAACCTGCACATCCCGCTGGCACACATCCTGTGCGCTGAGGTGAACCCGGACTTCGTGTCTGAGGTAATCGCGGGTGGCCTGACGCTGAGCGTACTCACTGGTGTTGCAGCCTTGGGTCGCAGCTCTGACGTGAACAAGCTGCTGCAGGTCTCGCAAGTGATCGCCGCCGTGATCCCCGTGTTCTCGCAGGCCAGCCAGCGGCTGGACCCTGAGCGTACCATCTCCAAAATCTTTGAGGGCTTCGGCCTGAACATTGAAGACTACTCCCGCACCGAGGAAGAGCTCGCTGCGCTGCAGGCCCAAGCGGCCCAGCCGGTATCAGCCGATCTCACAGGCGCGGTAACAGACATCCAAGGAGCTCTGTAAATGACTGACCAAGTGCAAACCCAAGATCAGGTCAACGAATTTGGCCAGAAGATCGACGGCCAGCCCAACAATCAGGTCCCTCTGAACGAGGGTGGCCAACAGGCTACCTTGGACGCTATCCTCGCCGCTGTGCGTGGCAAGGCCGTCGATACCCCTGCAGAAGCAGCTACGGACCCTACCCCAGCCGCAAAGACTGACGACCCGCTGGATACACCGGCCGAGTTTGAGACCGGGAACAAGGCGTTGGACATTGCGGTATCCTCGTTCATTCGCAGCACCGGTGCCACCGATGCTGACATTGAGCGAGCCGTGCGGAACGCACTGGACTATGGGGATGCTAAGCTGGTGGACAGGCAGTACCTGACCGAACGCTTTGGCGAGCGTGCCGCGGACGCCATTGCGCTGGCAGAGGCCGTTGTCGAGCAGCAAGGTATCGAGAAGCAGCGCACTGTGCAGGCCGTGTACGACCTCGCCGGTGACAAGGACAAGTGGGACGCTGCCCTGTCTGTGTACAAGCAACACGCCCCAGCCGGCCTGCAGAAGGCGCTGGGACTGATGTTCAATTCTGGCGATGCCGCATCCATCAAGGAAGCTGCGGGCCTCGTGCTGGAATATGCCAAAGGCAGCGGTGTGATGCCCGTTACGGGTCAACGCCAAGTGGCCGGTGGCGGTACTGCTGCCTCCGAAGGCCTCTCGGCTCAGGAATTCCAGGCCGCAATGAGTAAGCTGAACCAGGGTTCTCGCACGTACGTGCAGGACTACGAGCGTCTGATGAACATGCGCCGTATTGGCAAGCAGCTGGGCAAGTAATCTAATTTAAGGAGACTCACATGGCTAACACCGCCTATACCGGCAACCTGACCCGCCCGCACTGGGGTGGTCCTAACTCCGACGCCGACATCCATCTGGAGGTCTTCGACGGCGCGCTGGACACCGCGTTCGTGTACAACGCGTTCTTCCGTGCGAACAGCACCTTCATCTCGGTAAACGACCGCTCGAACACCGCCCGTATTGACCGCCTCGGCACCGTGGTGATCAAGGGTCGTAAGTCCGGCGAAGCGCTGGATCCGACCCCGGTCAAGAACGACAAGCTGGTGATCACGGTAGACACCGTGACCTACGCTCGTACCCCAATCGACTACCAAGACGACTGGACCGCGCCTGACTTCCTGCCAGCTATTGGCCAGAACCACGGCACCGAGCACGCCAAGCTGTTCGACCAAGCCCACATCATCCAGCTGATCAAGTCGCGTAGCTGGATTGCCCCGGCCCACCTGAAGCCAGCGTTCTACGACGGCTTCGAGAAGACCGCTCAGCTGGTCACCAACGACGCTGCAGCCTCGGCTGACGCCATCGTCGCTGCGCACCTCGACGGCATCCAGACCCTGATCAACCGCGATCTGGGTGGCTCGCTGTCGGAGTTCATCACTCTGGTGACCCCGCGCGTCTTCGGCATCCTGCTGCAAAGCGAGAAGCTGGTGAACGTGCAGTACAGCGACGGTAACGCCAACTACGCCCAGCGCCGTGTTGCGTACCTGAACGGTACCCGTCTGGTTGAGACCCCACGCTTCCCAAGCGCGGTGATCACCAACCACCCACTGGGTGTTGCGTTCAACGTCGACGCCACCGACATCACCGTCGAGATGATCGTGTATCATCCGAAGATGACTCTGGTGACCGTTGAGGCCAAGGCTCACACCTCTCGCGTGTGGGACGACGAGCTGAACTTCGCGAACGTGCTGGACAGCTATGCCATGTACACCATCGGCCAGCGTCGTCCAGACACCTGCTTCGCCGTACGCCTGCTCCCAGGCGCGTAAGACCTTGGGCCCGGTTCTCGCCGGGCCTCACTATTTCGGAGGATACGCCATGACCCTGCTAGAGGCAGTCAACACCTGCTTGTCCGCCCTCGGGGAAGCGCGTGTCACCAGTACCACAGTACGCCACCCGACTGTGGACTTGATTTTGGGTACCATCACCATGAAGAAGCGCCAGCTGCTCGAACGCGGCTGGTGGTTCAACGTGAGCAACGTTACCATGTACCCGTCCAGCACGGGCGAGATGGAATACCCCGCCGACGCCATCAGCGTGATCGGTAACGATGGAGAAGTGCTCGTGCCCCGTGACGGCATGCTCTTCGACATCGACAACAACACCAAGTACTTCACCGAGCCCAAGGGCATCTGGGTGACGTACGACCTCGACTTCGAGAACCTCCCTGAATGCGCTGCGAACGTGGTCATGACCCGTGCGGCACAGGAAGTGTACTCGGGAGACCTTGGCCCCGACAGCGCCGTGCAACGGCTGAATGTGTTGGAGCGTCAGAGTTTCGCAGACTTGGAGATGCAGCATCTCCGGAATCGTCGGTACAGCACTCGCCAACGTCGCGGCTGGGGCCGTCTCATTAGGGCATTGCGCGGCTAGGAGGAACTATGGCAGCTATCGATGGCGCAACCAAATCGTTAATGCAGGGCGTGTCCCAGCAGGTTCCGCGGGAGCGTCTCGATGGCCAAGTCTCCTTGCAAGTGAACATGCTGTCGGATGCCGTGGAAGGCATGCGCCGGCGCCCGGGCATGCGGTACGTGCTGGACAACGTGCTGGGTACAGGCTGGACGAAGGAGCAGGTATTCGCCACCTCGGTGGATATCGCGGACTTTGTACACCACGTGCTTGTGGAGACCAACTCTGGAACACTGTACGTGTTCGACGAGAACATGGCCCTGCTGCAATCCCAGACCCTCCCGTACCTCGTGGCCCCGTCGGCCAAGTACATTCAAGTGGCTGCCCTGCGGGGGTACCTGTACGTGGCAAACACTGCGCAGGTCCCAGTCAAGAACGTGACCAACGTGGGCAAGAAGGACCCGGCCAAAACCGGCTTCTTCTTCGTCAAGACTGGGCAGTACACCAAGACATACAACGTGACCTTGAACGTGAACGGGTTCCAGTTCAACGCGGCTTACACCGCCCCGGATGGTACCACTGCAGGGGACGCTGCCAAGACTACGCCTGAGTACGTGGCGCAGCAACTCGTGGATAAGCTGGTTCTGCTGGCCATCCCCGATGTGACTTACGCCATCGTGGGCGCGTACGTGTACGTGCTGAACTCTGGCCCGGGGTCGCTGACCGTGACCTCGGATGCAGGCACCACCTTTATGGGCGCCAGCAACCAGTCGCACGTAACCCTCACCACGGATCTGCCTGCGCGCATGCCTGCGCCCGGCGATAACATGCTGGTCAGCGTGGGTGCCAATCCCAAGCTGTCGGTGTGGTACCGGTTCGACTTCGAGACGAACACGTGGATTGAGGACAGCGCCTGGAACAGTGCGAACTCCCTGACGAACATGCCCATCCGGCTTAAGTTGGATGTCACGTACGCGGTGGAGACTCCTGCGTACGAGGGTAGGCTGTCGGGCAGTGATGACACAAACGAGGACCCTGCCTTCATCACAGACGGCGTATCGGGCCTCTCTGTGTTCCAAGGCAGGCTGGTCATCCTCAGCGGCCCCACGGTGTGTATGAGCGGCGCAGGGCGCCCTCTGCGATGGTACCGGTCAACTGTGACCGAGCTGCTCGTGGCGGACCCCATCAGCATCTTCTCGGGTTCGGCCACCACCGCGAACTTCACGCATGCCATCCAGTTCAACAAGGACCTGCTCCTGTTCAGCAAGTCGTGTCAGGCGGTCGTGCCTTCGGGCGGGAACGTGATCTCCCCGAGCACAGCTCAGATCGTCATCACCAGCTCGTACGCATGCACTGACAAGGTACTGCCCATCGTCGCTGGCCGCTCGCTCATGTACTTCGCCCCGCGCTCTGAGAAGTTCGCGGCGGTGTTGGAGATGGTGCCGAGCAACACGACGGACTCCCAGTACACCACGAATGACGTGACCGCGCACCTCCCCCGGTACATGCCCGGAGAGGTTCGGCAGGCTACCGCCAGCACCACGAGCAACAGCCTTGTGCTGGTGACGGATGGTGACGCCCGTACGATGTTTGTGTACGAATACCTCTGGGGCGGCGAGGAGAAGCTGCAGTCAGCTTGGCACAGCTGGACGCTGCCGTACGACATCGTGTGCACATGGTTCGTCCGTGACACCGTGTTCGTGGGCATGCTGGTAAATGGCTCGCTGTGTGTGGTCAGCCTCGACTCTCAGGCCGGCGACACTGTGAACGGCCTGTACCGCCCGTTCTCGGACGTATTCCGAGGCGTGCTGGTATCCGGTGGCACCTTCACCGTACCTGTGGACCTGCGCCCGGCGTTTACCGCTGGCAAGGAGCTGCAGCTCACGTACGGCTCAGGCACCGCTGCAGGCGAGGCCGTGGGCTTCTCCGTGAACCCTAGCACATGGGTAGGCACGGTCGTGCGTAACGTGGCAGACGGCGTGTACGCTCTCGGGTTGAAGTACCTGAGCGTGCTGAGCCCTACACCACCGCTAATGCGGGACCAGAACGGCGTTGTGATCGGAACCGCTGGTACAATCCTCATCCGGTACGAGGCTTCCCTGAAGAACACTGGGGAGTTCCGGGTGGTGGTGCAGCGCAACGACGAGATCACCTCGGATGGCCTGTACTCTGGGCTGCTGTACTCCTCTCAGGATCTAGTGCCGAACGGGCCGCTGTACGCCCGGAATAGCCGCGCCATCATCCCGGTGCGTCTGAACCCGGACTCGTCCAGCGTGATCATGTACGCAGAGGATGACCACGACCTAGGTGTGCTCACACTTGAGCACGTAATGCAGTACCATCAACGACGTCGGAGGATGTAGCCATGTGGTGGATGCTCGCTAGCGCGGGCCTTCAAGCAGCCGTCCAACTGGGCGCCGCGAGTGGGCAGCGTGCAATCGACAAGGTGAACAACAGGGCCATTGAGGCCTACAACAAGCAGGTGGCTGCTCAGGCCGCGAAGTCGTTTAACGAACTGGCTATCCAGAAAACAGCCCTCTCCGACCAGCTCACTGTGGCCCGTGCGGCCACTGAGCGGGAGGGGTTGCAGGTCAAGTCCGCCCGTGGCCTACAGGCTGCGGGTACGGACACCATGGGCGCCTCCGTCGACCAAGCATTGACGGACGTGGACATGAAGATAGCGGAAGCCCAGGCGACTCTCCTGTACAACGGGGAGCTCTCGGATATGTCGTTGAACGCACAGGCTAGCCAAGTGGCAGACACCGCAGGCTCGTCCCTGCGGGCCAAGAAGGCCATCACCAACAACTGGAGTGCTGTGCTCGGCCAAGCAGTCGCAAGCTTCGGCATGCAGCTGTTTGAGAACAAGGCCCGCACGGGTGACTTCAGCGGCAGAACCAGCCGCAACCAAGGTATCGAATAACGGGAGGCATCATGCCAGTACGCCAAGATGTACAGGGGAACATTCAAGCCCCAGCTCTGCAGGGCTACCAAAGCCCGGGCGCTGCGCGTGCGCAGTTCCAAGGACCTGACCTCAGCGGTGTGCAGGCTGATGCCGAACGTACCGCGAATTTCTGGGGCCGCCTCATTGGGCGCGGCGCCGAGGCCATGCAGGTAGCCGATAACAAGGCACGGGCACGGGCCTACTTAGAGGGTCAGCAGGACAGCGCCATGGGCAAGGCCCGTAGCGAAGTGCACGACTCCATGCAGCAAGATTACGAGCAGGGCTACAACCGCGCAAGCATTGGCAGCCAGCTCGCCAAGTACCAGCTGGACGTCCAGCAGAAGGCCATCGAGTTCGTGAACTCCGGCCGGACTGCTGAGGAGTTCTCCCAGCACGTCGAGGAGCAGACGAACGAGCTCCTGAACAGTGCAGGCAGCCAAGGCCTTGATCTGAACCAGCAGGACTGGCAGGCGTGGCTTACCGGTGTGCAGAGCACCCGCGCCACTGCCTCAGACCTGTTCCAGAGCAAGAGCGTAGAGCGCGCCAAGTTCATGAAGACCCAGGCCATTGCGGCTGAGGGTAACGCCAGCATTGCCACCTTCATGGCGGCAGATGAGGCAGGGAACCCCGCGCAGGCCCTTGGCAACATCACATCGCACATCGCCCGTGTGTACTCCGACGACACCCTGTCGCTTCAGGAGAAGGCCGGGGCGTACGCTGACTATGCGGGCCAGCTCATGGCCTCTGCGAAGTCGTCCGGCGCCATTGAGGCCTTGGGCGCGTACTTCCAAGAAGACGCACAGTTCAAGCAGCTGCCGACCGAGGTGCAGACTCAGATCATTTCTGGAGCACAACGGGCGTTCGAGCAGCGCGCTGCGGACGAGTCGGGCAGCGTGTACGAGTTCATCTCGCAGGTTCGGGCCGTACAGGACACTGGTACTCTGGAACAGCAGTACCCGATGTCCAACTTCATCACCACCCTGAACGACGCCCAGCGTAACCACAGGATCTCGCCGGCTCAGATGTACAGCATGGTCGAGGAAGAGAACACCCGTCGCCTGAAACTGGGTGCCTCGCAGCGGAAGCAGCAGGCGCTCGTGCATGGTACCACCATGTCCGACATCGCATCGCAGACCGGGGATACCCTCGGGAAGACCAAGACTGCCCTGACCCAAGTGTACGCAGCCCAAGGCGGCGGGTACTCGGGCGGCGGGCTGGCGCTGATGCAGCGCGGGCTGACCAGCGGTGCGCAGGATATCACCTCGGTGGGCATTGAGATGCTCCAGCAGGACGCGCAGTCCTTGGGCAGCATTGACAGCCGCAACCTGAAGCGGGACGCCGACGGCCAGCCGATGTACCCCAGCACAGTGGTGAGTTCGCTCACGAACCTGAAGCGGGCGTACGACTCTGCCCAGCGCGCTGGGAACAACGTGCAAGCCTCTCAGCTGCTTTCTGGGCTGCCTGACGCCGTAGCCTATGGTATCCGTCAGGCTAGCGACGAAAACAGCATAGCGGACGTCGTGTACCGCCGTGCGGACGATATTGCAGCCGGTCGTGTCGTATCCCTGCCAGCAGCCATGCCGAAGGAGATGCTCGCCACCTCCGACGACGTGTCCGCGGGTATGTTCGACACCAGCCTGACCCAGAAGGGCGCTGCCCGGAACATCCTCGGCATCCAGTCGTACGTGTTCACCTCAGCTGCAGACAAGAAGGCCCAAGAGGCCCGCCTGCTACAAGTGAACGGCGCTATCGGCGAAGAGTACACCAGCCTGTACCAACAGGGCCGCCTGCCGGCTCTTGCTGGCGACGACCTCAAGAACTGGCTGGTGGGTCGGGTTGCTGCACGTACCGTGCGTGTAGACGACGGCTCGGACCATGGTACTCTGCTGATCCTGCCGAACGTGGCTAACCGGGCGCAGACCTTTGGCTCCGAGGACAACAACATCATCGGGCAAGGCTTGAAGGACTCCGTAGACGAGTTCAAGGCTCAGAACCCGGGCGCTGTGTCCGTACAGATGCGGTACGACCCTATGACTGCTGAGATCGTGTTCTCCGGCGTGGACAAGGACAACGTCCTGTTGACCACCTCACAGGGTATCCCGACCAGCCAAGTCGTACAGCAAGTGCGGGCCGTCGAGGCACGCCTCACCTCTGGTGGGCAGGGCAACACGAACGGTGCACTGGCTATCCCGGGCGCAGGCTTCGTCAGCTTCAACTCAGCAAACGCCTACGGCGTGGATCCTCAAGTGTACTCGCAGGCTGTGTCCCAGCTGGTGACGTACGAGGGGTACACGGACTCCAAAGGCTTCAGCATCCTCGCCAAGCACCCCACCACTGGTGCGGCGCTGAACGAGGAGAAGTACGTGAAGCAGCCTACCGACACCCCGCAGATGGCAGCGAACAAGCTGCAGATGTACCTGCAGGACAAGGTGATGCCGCCCGTTATGGCAGAGATGCCACGGTTCCAAACCATGCCTGAGTACCTGCGTCAGCGGGTGTTCCAGCAGTTGGTGGAGACCACGTACCACGCGGGCAACGCCAAGGCCTTCGGGGATATCGTCCAGATGGCACTTGATGGGGACACACTCGGGGCGTACCAAGCCTTCCGCGACTCCCCGCTGTACAAGGATGCCGGGCCGAACTCCCGCCGCAATCGTGACAGGCTACAAACCTTAGACGCTGTATCCCAATTCAGCCGAGTGCAACGCACCGGTTACTGACACTGGAGGTTCCATGAGCATGATCCGTAAACGTACTGACGAAGACCTCGTCGTTGCACCGGGCACTGCCCCGGCTTCGGTCGGCGGCTTTGTGTCGGGCGCTGAGAACAGCTTACTGGAACCCGGTACAGCAAACACCTCGGCGCTGAAAGTAGCGCCGACTTCTTCGGCAGAGAGTGCCGTTGGCGCTCTCCGCGAAACCCTCGGGGCTAAGGCCCTACGGGGTGTTGAGTACATGCAAATCCCAAGCGAGGAGGGCTTCGATCCCGCCGCTGCATTGGGCGACAAGCTGGGCCAGTTCTCCGAGGATGAGCTTGAATTCCTTGGTGACTCCCGTTCCAGCACTGAGCTGGCGCAGCGCCTGGGCCAAGTGACCCAGACCCGCCAGAACCTACAAGACATGGCCGCCAACCCTGTAGCCGCGTTCGCTGCATCCATGCTGGACGTAGACGCTGTGATCGGGCTGGGCGTGGCTGGTGCCGCTACCCGCGCCGGGCGCACTGCCCGCTTGGTGACCGGCCTCACCGCTAACTCTGCTGTGCTGGGCCTGGCCTCCGAGGGTGGGGAAGTAACCCCGCTCGACATCGTGGGTACAACCCTCGGCGTGGCCCTCGGGGCTATCCCGACTGTGCGCCGTGCCGCTACGGTTGCCGAGGATGTCGTTGAGGACGTGCCGGGTGCTGCCCGCGCTGTACCTGACGTTGAGCCTGTGCAGCCGCCTGACGTTGAGCCTGTGCAGCCGCCTGAGGTGGCTCCGCAGCGCGTTCCTGACCCTGACTATGTGCAGCCCACGCCTGACGTGACTACGGCACGCCCGTACGTTGAGGTAACCCGTCAGCCGGGTCAAGCCACCATCCGCACTAGCACCGCGAACCTGCTGGGCGCTACCCTTACACTGGGTGACGACATGCCTGAAGGCAGCCGCCTTCTGGGCGCAGCCCTGTTCGACAGCATGAAGCTAGACGGAGACGTGCCCTTGGTATTGTCTCGCGCACGCGGGCGCCCGCACGTACGCCTTGAGCAGGACGGTAGTATCAGTACGAACATGCGCGTTGAGGGTGGATCCGAAGCCCCTGACCTGTCTGCTCGCGTGGCAGGTATGAGCGCGTACGACAAGACCATTGTGCTGCATGAGGCAGCGCACGCCAAGACGATCTCTGCAATTGACCTGTTCGAGCGTGGCGCCCTGAAACCCGGCCCAGTACTCGACGCGGTGAGTGAGATTGACCAGCTGCGCAACGTGGTGCGAGGAGCGCTGGACTCGGTAGATCGCGCGGGTATCTCCCCAAGCGACTGGAAGAACAACGTGCTGTACGGGCTCAGCAACACTCACGAGTTCGTATCCCAGTTGTTCAACAGCGACTCCTTCCGCCAGGTGCTACACCAAGTGAAAGTCCCAGGCGAGCCCCGCTCTGTCTGGTCCGATCTGGTGCAGCGCGTGGTCACTGCCTTTACTGGCAAGGGCCCGGAGGATACCGCCCTGACTCGCCTTGTGTCTGCGTTCGAGGATGTGCTGGCACAGCCCGCCATCGACTCACAGTCGTACATCAAAGCCCGTGCAGCCAACGATGTGCCCCGTGTACAGTCTGCTGCGCTGCAAGGTGCGCCCGATGTACAGAGCATGTTCCGTAAGTCCGGCACCGCTATGAACCAAGCGTTCGCGCTGTTCGACAAGATCCAAGCCATTGGCCCGCGGGCCGCTACACTGGCAAACCAGCTGGTGATTGACGCCACCGGTAACTCGGCACAGTCCGCTGCTCACTACGCCCGCACTGCTCACTTGGCTGCAAACGTAGCCGCTGCGCAGGTCGACGCTACCATCCGACAAGCACTGTCCGAACAGGGCTGGACCATGTTCTCGCGCCTGCGCAACCCCTCGGGATTCCGTGCAGCGCAGCAGGAGCTGTCCGCCAAGGTGTACGACCAGCTGGCCGACAACCACTCACGCTTCATGGAAGGCGCCACCATCAACCCACATCCTGAGGCAGCTGTCGAGCGTATCGTCAAGTCCTTCGCGGATTCCCGCTGGGCTGAGGATCAGCTGGCACGCATCAAGGCATCTGGTATGACAGGTGCAGACGGCATTGAAGCCTCCCCGTACTACATCCCACGCCGCCACAACGCGAACAAGATCAGCGACTACCTCCGAGACACTCCCGGTGTAACCCGGGCCGACATCGAGGGCATGTACGCCAGCCAGTTCGAGCGCATGTTCGCAGACCGCGGCATCCGTCCGGACACTGCCCGTGCACTAGGTCGCCAGATGCTGCGTAACATGGATGAGCGTGCAGCAGGTGTGTCCGGGTACCGCCAGCACATTGCAGGCCTGACCAACGACGACATCGAGTTCGCCATGCGCAACGCCGGTATCGACGAGGATCAGATCAACCAGTTCCTCAACACCGTGCAGCAGGCAGGTGAGCAGTCCAACACCGTGCGCAACCTCCGTAGCCGAGTCGACTTCGACATGACCGCAGAGTACACCACACGGAACGGGCAGATCATCTACCCGCAGATGTTTGTGGACAAGGACGTACTGGGCCTCATGGAAGGCTACAGCCGCAGCATGAGCGGTCGCATCGGTCTGGCCAAGGCGGGGTTCCCCGATGTACGCTCCCTGGCCAGTGCTGTTGACGAGGCCGCTGCTGAGGGCGTAGACCCGCGTGCTGCCCGCACCACCTTGGACAACACTGTGAACCAGCTGCTGGGTTACCCCACCGGCGAGGATGTTCCTGATATCCTCCGCAGCTTTGCTGTGATGTCGGGTGCCGTGCAGTTGGCGAACTCCGGTATCTACCAGTTGGCCGACTCGGCCCTCCTGATCAAGGAGTTCGGGATCACCAAGGTAATGCGCGCTCTGGGCTCCACACAGTGGGGCAGGGATGCGATGAAGCTTGCACAGGACCCAACCTACGGCTCGCGTCTTCGCGACGTGCTGGAGGCCCGCAACGTCCTCTCAGGGCGGTACCGCACAGTGATGACCCACCTCGACGACAACACCGACATCGGTAGTCTCGGCGTGGCCCACCAGTTGGTGCAGCAGTTCGGCCAAGCCACCCGCTTTGCTAACGGCATGGAGTACGTCCGTCGGGCGCAGTCCAAGCTCATGGCGGGGCTGGTAGGTGACAGCATGGACGCCGCCGTACGCGGTGACGACGCTGCCTTCGAGACAATGCAACGCTTCGGCATGACGCCAGAGCTGCGCGCCCGTGCGAAGGCTGCTATGGACGCGGACCCTGACATGCGGATGTGGCCTGACAGCATTCGGTTGGACATCGAGACCGTTGCCCACAACATGGCTGACACTCTGGTGTTGGAGAACCGCCTTGGCGAACTCCCTGCATGGATGCAGTTCAGCACGCTGGGCAAGTTCATCCTGCCGTACATGAACTTCGTGGCCGGTACCTGGAACAAGATCCTGCGCCGTACGTACGCTCAGGACGGGCTGACTGGCGTTGCCATGATGTTCGCGTACCAGCTGCCCCTGACTGTGCTGTCATCCACCGTGGCGCTGGCGCAAGGGAACAAGGAGATCACCCCGCAGTCCTTGGCTGTGAACACGCTTACGCAGGTCCCGCTCATGTCGTGGATGGGCTACGCCGTGAACATGCTTACCCAAGGCCCGACGAACAGCATTGCTGCTCTCGGCTTGGTCGACAAGGCGTACAGCGCCACCGCCAGCATTGTGCGTGGCGAGCCTGACGCCGAGCAGATCATCCGTGCTACACCATTCCTAGGCATCATTCCGGGCATCCGCATCATGGCGGGCGCACTGGGCGAAGACGAATAAGGAGCTAGAATGAACGCCATCCAAACCGAGGTATCCGATGGGAGCCTGGTGTCCATTAACGTGGGTCTCGACTACTTCTCGCAGTCGGAAATCTCGGTTTACTTGGACCTCAGCACCGCGGCGCTGATCAACGGTACAGACTACCAGTGGGTCAGTAACACAGTCATCCAGTTCTTGAATGGACCCGTTGCAGCCGGCGTCACCGTGACGCTGGTGCGCAACACCGAGAACGATGCCATGCTGAACATCTACGACGGTGGTGCACCCTTTAGCCGGTTCACCCTTGACGAGAACTTCCTGCAGCTGCTTCGGCTGTCTCAGGAGTTCTCCGAAGGGCTGGGCCTGACCGGTCTGCGCCAAGCGCTGGACATGCACGGCTATCGCATCTTCAACTTGGGCGATCCTGCGAATCCGCAGGACGCCACCACCAAGAAGTACGTGGATTTCCTGATCCAGACGCTGGTCGAGGCGGGGCAGGGCCCAATCAATGCTGCGTCGAACGTGTCGTACATCGACCCGCTGGGCCAGCTCAAGAACCTGCAGCAACTGTCGGGCACCACTGGCGCCAACCTGATCGGCTGGAATGGTACAGGGCTGGGCCCCTTCCTGACAGCTGGCTGGTACCAACCCGAGGGGCTGGACCTGACCGGTGCCACTGACGAGAGCGCAGTCATCAACGCAGCACTAGTCAAGTACAAGCGCGTGCGCCTGCCAGCCGGCCGTATCAAGGCCGACATCATTGTACCGACTGGTTGCGCAATCACGGGCGCTGGTAAGACTCGCCTGAACCGCTCCTCTAAGGTGTGGCTGTCGGGCGGCACCACGGTCATTGGCTCCGTCGTAGCGTCGGGCTCCATTAACTGGAGCATCACCGACATGAACGTCGACGGGTTTGCCGGTGGCAACGCTGTTGCAGCTCAAGGCCCAAGCACCGAGTTTGGTTACATCGGCCGGGTGGCGATGCGCGGTAGCGATCACAACATGATCCTTGAGCAGAACGGCTCTAGCCTCGCCGGGGACTTCGGTGGGAACATCCTCGTGGAAGACTGCGATGCGTACGACGGCCCGAACGGGTTCGCTGTCAAGATGCGTAACGTCACCTTCCGCAGGTGCTACGCGTACGACATCACTGTGCAGGGCTTCGTGGCCGTGTCTGACAACATCAACGGTCCCGCAATCTACTCGCGTGCGCGGAACGTGCGCTTCGAGGACTGCGGTGGGGATGGGTGCAATATAGGCCTTACAGTGTATTCCCATGACTTCTACCACGGGAACTTCCCTGGGTCGTGGGTCGCTACTGTGAGCCCGGCCACCGACATCTACTGGGACGGTACCATCACGAACGTGACTGCTGGTCAAGTGCACGTCGGGGACTTCAGCTCTGACGGTACCTTCGCCATCGTGTTCAACAACGAGATCACCATCGGTGGTGGCGAGTACCTGAACAGCCCACTGTTCGGTATCCGGTTCGACTGGGCGGCTCGGCCGTCTGTACTGGGCGGACACTTCGCAGGCTGCCCTAACCCGATTGTGCAGGGCACGAACTGTGTGGACTTGAAGGTCAGCCCGAACATCACCCGCTTCGGGGCCATTAACCCGGGTATCCTATCCGACCGCATCATTGAGGCCTCTAACAGCAATGCGGTGAACGTGCAGAACGTGCGTGAGACGCTGGTATTCCAGAACACGACTCCCACTGTGGTAACGGCCCTGGTGACCAACAACAGCACCCACCAGATCGACGTGGTAATTGACGACGGTGTAACCACACTGCAGCTGGCCGGCATCATGCTCACGGGCCGTGGCAGCCGTGCAAGGTTCGTGTGGTCTGCGGACGCCAACAACTGGC